CCGCCTGGAAGAACATTATTCATATTCGCTCCTCCAAAAGAGTCGCGATTAACGATCTTATTTAACCACTCTTCAAAAAACTGTACGACAAAAGCATTTTTATCGACGATAAACTGTAGAGTAAAGTCTCCGACATTTACACCATATGGAACGTTTTCAACTGGACCGAATCCGTATCTTCGAATGTTTTGTTCTTGTAACAGGTTGATCGAAGGAAGAACAACGTTATCACATCTCATCGTAAGAATCGAATCGAGATTTCCAGCCGCTATTGGAAACTTTTGTATTGCCCATGGCATCGGAGCAAAAACTACTAAGAAGCTGTGTGTAGGCAGTACACTGTCTGCACCAGAAACTTCAGCTCTGAATCTACCGATGTTAAAGCTTTGACCTTGGCGTCTATTAACAGAAAACGCCTGATTAGAGGTGGTTGCCTTCGCTACGCCAGTATTACTACCTGCTGAATCTCTTTCATATTCTTCTAGATTAGTATTAACGCCTTCTCCTCTTAGACGCTCTTCGACTACTACTTTCGGTAAAGGCAGCAAAGACTTATCTGCAGCTGCACTGCCTTGTGTGCCCTGAGCTGCAGTACCCGTTGTGCCTGCTGCACCTTTTGCTACTTCTTGTTTTGCCGGAGAAGCTGGGGCTGGGGAAGCGCCATCAAATGGAACTGCATTGGCTGGTACGACACCGCCAGGCGCTGTACCTTTTGCTACTTCTTGTTGAGCAGCTGCGCCCGAATTACTTCCTCCTCTAACTTGGCGGCGGTCTGCTGGTTCTGCATCTGGTCGACCTTGTTGAATTAATCTTCTTTGATCTGGCGTGAGTAGATCAACACGTGTATTACGCGCATTTTGAAATGCTCTTTCTTCTGCTGTTGGAGCCGCAGCAGCCGGCGGATCCGCATGTGGCGTCAGCGCGGCTTTTCTCTCTAGCCTTTCGCGCGCTTGCCTCGCCATGTTTTGTTGAGGTGTTTCTGCACGCGGGCCGATGTTGGCCACCCATTCAGCAGCGGCAGAAAAAGCACCGACGATTTTCGTTTCTACTGGACCTAGACCCTTGTTGCGTTCTCTGCGGGCTCTTTCGCGTTTTTCTCTCGCTGCGATCTCTGCTGGAGTGGGCTGATCATATATCGGATTTCTAGACATTACTTAGTAACTCCTAGCATTCTTTTCGTATCCATCCAAACTTGGTTCTTTCTTGCTTTGACGAAACGTTCTGTTGGTAAGAAGAGCGCGATATCCCATTCAGATGGATAAACGTACATAAACTTTGATTGTACGTGCGAAGTCAGATAATGCTTGATGCATGGAGCATACCATCTTAGCTTTGCGGCTTGTGTCATGAGTTCGTAACTGAGTTTCAGGCGAGTCGACTCGTCGTAACGAGTGTTGTTTGCAAAGTCATATAGACCGTCCATCAACTTCGCTCTGAGTTGCAACGGCAAGTAGTGTAAGTTGAGTCCCATAAATCCACCTTTGACCTTCTTATATGGAAAGATCAGAGGAAATCTATCGTAGTACGGCAGCTCTTCTTTGTGTTTTGGATCATAGTAGAACATGTACATTGATCCGAGCAGAGGCTGAGTGGTCATACGAGCCGTATCGCCCTTCATCATCTCACGCTCATTGATACGGTTCATTTTACCGGCAGTATCTCTGAACCACTCACGCGCAGTGTTAGTACGCGCAGGAATCTGTCCTGAACGAACACCTTGTGTGATGATAGTATCAAATACAATTGCCATTAAAACTTAATTCCTAGTTCTTTTTCGGTGAGTATCTCGAACTTCCAAGCACGATCATTGCAGTATACTGCAGCTGCTCTCCACTTGGCTTCATTGACGCCCCATGTCATGACTTCATTAATATAACGCTTATTAGGCTTATTTATCACCACTGGAGGCCGCGTCTGCGCATGAGGTTTTATTTCAACCACCACGGTGTCGATCTTGCCTTCTGGCGTTTTCTTCTTGACAATGAAGTCTGGAAAGTATCGATGTACTCGATTGTCGATAGGTGAGCGATACGGAATGACTAACTCTTCACTCCCCCATTGCACGACATTAGGATGAGAATCTAAGTACATCATGAACTTTAATTCCCATCGACTACGATATACGATATTGTTCGAATCCCCAAGATACTTCTTTGTATTCTTTGGTCGAAACTTTCCCTGATAAGCCATGAATCTATTTATAAATAAGATGATAGCCTTTTAATTTGAGAGATAACATGGCACTTGTTAGAGTAAATATCGACAGTTTCAAGAAAGATGTCGGCGGACTTGCAAACAGACTCGTAAATAATATTACTAATAAACTCGAAGACAAACTCGAGAATGCAGTCGAAGATCTTTTTGCTAAAGCACTAAAGAAGGTAGGATTTTCTGATAGAATTGCTGCAGAGCTTTCTGCAAGATTTGGCGATGCTCTGACTGTTGGTCTCGAAGACAAGTATTTCGAAACCTTTACGAGCGAGATGAAGCGTGCATCATGCGCAGATATTCGTAATAACTTTAATCCTCGGAACGGTAATCTTATTGGAGCTTCTGCCTCCGCTGAAACATATGTTGATGCTATTCAGAGAGCTTCGAATAAAATTAACATAGACGGTATGCCTACTTTGCAATTTCCGGATCATATTAGTGACAGATATCATATGGCGTTTAAGTTTAAACGCTATGAACGACCTTCTCCTCATACGAAATCTGAACTTAAGTTTGTGCAAGCGTTCGCTCTTCCTTTGCCAAAAGGACTAAGAGAAAGCTTTGATATCAGAGTTGCTGAAGATCCCCAAGGAATGTCTGGAGGAGTTGCAGATCTCACCCAAGTAGCAATGTCTGGAGGATTAGACGCTCAAAAAGTAACCAATGCAGCCGTCGCGTTGGCTTATGCTAAAATGATTCAAGCGACGGGTGATATTGGTGGCGCAGTAGCTCAAGGCCTCGGAGCTATTCCAAATCCTCATCTTCAAGCAATATTCAGCGGAGTTCCTCTTCGTACTCACCGATTCGAATGGACTTTTTCTCCTCGAAATGTAAATGAAAGCCGGCAGTTGATGGATCTGCTAAAAGCTATGAAAGCTTATTCTCTACCATCATATAGTAGCTTGGGTACTGCGGCGCTGGCTTATCCATTCTTATGTCAACCAGAATTAAAGATTGCTGGCACTGCACAACTAATTAAATTCCAGCCGTGCTTAATTCAACAAATCGAACTGAACTACTCTCCGCAAGGAATTCCTGCATTCTTCGAAGGCACGAGCCATCCTGCGTTTATCGAATGCTCGATAACAATGCTTGAAACACAAATTCAAACTTCACGCGACTACGGCAGAGAAGGTGGAGATCGTATCAGCGAAGGCGGAGATGCCCTTTTTGGGGGGCTGCAAAAAGCAATTGATAAAATAAATAATAATCCCGAAGGCGGAAATGAAATTCAAACTATTCTAAGCGAATTCCAAGAAATAGGCAACGGCATTCTAAATCCGACAGCTACCACTACTTCGCCTAAACAACAAACAGGAAGTTAAAGATGGCAAGATATTTTGACAGATTTCCAATCGTAGATTATGACGGAGATATTGCTAAGAACATCTTGGCCAGAGTCGACTTTACTGAAAAGACGAAGCGAGACATCTACTCTACATTTGAATTTACTCTTGAAGAAGGGTTTGAGAGGCCAGATCTTTTATCTTATAACTATTATGGATCTTCGAAGTTTGATTGGATGATCTATCTTACGAATAACATCGTCGATCCTTATTACGACTACTATAAATCTGCAGAAGATTTTAAGAGTTACATGGAAACAAAGTACGGATCGAATTCCAATGCTAGGTCTATCACTCTCTTCTATCGATTAAACTGGCATGAAGACGAAAGAACTATTACGGTTCAACAGTATGAAGCTCTTGTTGCAGATGAAACTGCCAACGCTCGAAAATATTGGAAGCCTAAACTTACGAATACTGGCGCAGTGATCGGTTACGAAAGAATCAAAGAAGATTGGACAGTATCTACGAATAAAGTATTGTCATTATCTTTGACTGTTTCTCCATCAGGATTTGCAATTGGAGATAGAGTAACACAAACAAGTACTGGAGCATATGCTACGGTCGACTATATTGATCTTGAAAATAATACCTTGACTGTAAAGCACGTGAACGGAACGTTCACTGTGAATGAAGCAGAGGGCATAAAAGAAATCACTCTGATAAGTCAAAACATACCTGAAGCTGAAGCAGAATATTGGTATGCAGTGAACGCATATGATGATGAGCAAG